GAAAAGAAATTAATTTTTTTTTCTTTAAATAAGCTTGGGCCGCAGCTAAACGTGCTATTGGAACTCTGTATGGAGAACAAGATACATAATTTAGTTTAGTCTTTTCACAAAATTCTATACTTGCTGGGTCACCACCATGTTCGCCGCAAATGCCTAATTTAAGAGATTTTTTTTGCATTCTTCCTCGTTCAGTGGCAATTTTAATTAATTCCCCTACTCCTCTTTCATCAATACTGACGAAAGGATCCTTGTTAAAAATTTTATTTCCTACATAATCATTTAAGAATTTTCCAGAATCATCTCTACTTATTCCAAAAGTAGTTTGCGTTAAATCATTAGTTCCAAAACTAAAAAAATCAGCAAATCTTGCTATATCTTTTGCTCTTAATGCGGCTCTAGGAAGTTCAATCATAGTACCAACATAATATTTTATTTTTATAGAATGGATTTTTTGAATTTTTTCTGCAGTTTTTACACCCACATTTGGTAGTCCTGAGTACCCATCGGTACTATCTCCCGCTAAGGTTTGTATCATAAACCAATAGTCAGCTAATCTTTGAGGTATATTTTCAACTGTTTCCCCATCTCTACTAACTTTAGCAGGAATTTGTCTCATATCTTTATCAATAGAAACAATAATCCTATCTTCAGTAGGGTGTGGTTCAGTTGCCATTATACCCATAACATCGTCAGCTTCTAAATTTTTCCACATAACTCCATTATGTTTTTTCATAATGTATTCACGCAGAACATTTAAAACCATCGGCTTACGTCTTTGTTTACGATTATCTTTATAACTTGGAAGAATATCTTTACGAAAATTATTCTTATCAGTTAAAGCACAAACATAATCGTCAGCTTCAAAGGTAGAACCCAACTCATCTATGTGAGCATCTACTTCAAACTTACATTTCTTTTCATCACAATGTAGTGTCCATAATCCGTCACCCCAATGTGTATTCACTTCATTCGCTGTGGCTATCTTATATATTAATATGTCGCCATCTATTAACAGTACCTTTTTTTTCATATGTCCTTTCCTTATATTGTTTGATTTAATAAATCTCCTTTTGGTATGATATGTCCTTTAGAAGTCCAGTTATCTCCCCCTACTTTAATTGGGTATTTCGTCATTAATTTTTTTAGTATTTTTGTAGGGACAAGAACCCACGTTTGAGCTTCACGTTTTTCTAACCATAAACAGAACCCCCAAAACTTAGCTGTAGTAACATTAATACCTGAAGGCTTCCCTCTACTTTCTGTTTCTACATATACATTACCAGTCTTCTGACATAACCTATCAGCTTTAGCTTCTATTTCACCTTCTATGGCTAATTTAAGGTCGTCCTCGTGTTTTTCACCAAATTGTAAATCATTCACAAAATTACTCTTAACATTTATATCAAACTTATTATTTTTATTTTTCATTAATGTGTTTCACTCCAATTATTACCTATTTTATATTGTCCAGTTAAAGGTAATCTTAAATTGAAGTGCTTTCCAGTACGTTCAATAGATTCTACAGCTAACTTTCCGATTTTATCTGCGTCTTCTTCAAGACATTCAACTTGTATTTCATCGTGTACCCAAACAACTTGTTGAACATCAGTGTATTCTTTAACAGCTTTATTAAACTCCACCAACCACTGCTTACAAATTATAGCTCCTGAACTTTGTAAAAGTGAATTGAGTGCGGCGTGTATTGAACGAATTTTAATTTGTCTTTTATCAAGACCTATTAAATATCCTCTCTCAGCCGCTTGTTGTACTTGCTCTAATAACTTACTCAAAGCAGGAAGATTATTTAAAAATCTTTCTCGTATCTTCTTAGCTTCTTTCATTGTTTTACCTGTTACTAACGCAATCTTTTTTACACCACCACCATAAAGGAAGCAGTAGTAAAATCTTTTTGCAAGGTCTCTTGAATCTAACCCTGCTAATTCTTTTGTTTCAGTATGTATATCACCATTTAAAACTACTTTAGCATACTCACCTTCATCAAACTTAGACATAAAGTGTGCTAATAATCTAACTTCTAATCCTGATATATCTATACCAACTAATTTTTTTCTTTCAGGAACAGTAAATAAACTTCTACATTCTTTTCCATAAGGGACACCAACACTAGGTACTTGTCCTAAGTTTGGGTGTGAATGACTTGCACGAGCTGTGACTGTTGAATTAGTATTACAAGTTCCGTGTATTCTACCATTAAATTCATTCTTTAACCACGCTTGAGCTCCTGTTGCTAACTGTCCTATTCTTTTATCTAATAAAAAATGTTCACATAAAACTTTTGCTTCAGGATATGGAAGACTTGCTAAAACAGTTTCATCTAATTTAGGTTTACCATCATTTGTATATTCTTGAGGTTTCCATTTATGTCTTTCAATTAATCTATCCGCTATGTGATGTCTTGAACTAGGATTAAAAGTAATTGTTTTTTCTTTATAAAAAGTTTCACCTTTAACATATCCTCTAGCTTTGTTATTAACTTTAGGTATAAATGGTGTACGTTCTAATTTAGGTGGAAACAATTTTTGTAAATCATCTTCTAGTTCTAAACGTCTAGCATTTAATTTAGAATATAATTTAACTGCTTCCTCTTTATCAAACATAAAACCATAACGCTCTTGTTTAAATATTAGAGTTGCTACTTCGTGTTCTAACTCCATCGCCTGACAAGAATAACCTCTACGTTCTATAGTTTTATATAAAGTATCAGTCACTTCAACATCTTGAATACAATAATCCAACATCTCAGGACTGTATTCTTTCCAGTCAGTATCAAAGGCTTCCTTGTACTCGCCCACCCTATATCCCCACGCTTTCAAGCTGTGTCGTCCTATACAATTAGTAGGGAAGCCTTTTCTTTTAAAGTCTCGTTCCTTTACATCAGGGTAAAGTAAACGAGTAGCTACTATTGTATCAAAAACCTTTCCTTTAGGTTTAAAGTTATAAAACTTTTCTAGGACGGGTATATCAAACTTAATAATATTGTGTCCAATAATTAAATCTGCTTGTTCTAATTCTTCTACTGCTTTATCATTATCTAATTTTAAAATTTCATTAGTATCAATATTTTTTAATACTATACAATGTATTTTAGTGCATTGATTTAAAAAACCATCTGTCTCTATATCAAAAACATATTTCATTTTTTTAACTTGCCTCTCATTAAATCTTCTATTTCTTTTTTATGTACTAAGTTGTCAAACTGTCGGTCTTCTTTAGCTCTTGCTAAATCTGCTTTAAGTGTTTCATTTTCTTTTTGTAATGCTTTCATTTCAGGAGAATTACTACCAATTCCTTTTATGATTGTATTCTCTCCTTCAGCTTCTTGACGTTTCTTTTTTTCTTCTCTCCACATTTCCAATAATTTTTGATAATCAGCCATATTTATATCCTTATCATTTTCTTTATTACACTACGGGGATAGATATTTCTATCTCCAAATTCTATTTCTCCATTCTCAATATAATAACTTGCAAAAGAATAAACATAATCAAGTGTCTTATCAAATATCCAACACTCAGTATGAACATCAGCACAAGTCATTTTACTAAATTCATTTTCAGTTGCTAATGTTGAATCTCCAACTATGTCTTCCCATATAATTTTATATTTATAATATCTTTTGTTGCCAACTATAAGAGGTTCACTTGTTTTCTTTTTCATTTAAAATATAATCTCCATAACTAAATACAACGTAATAAAAACAAACATCATAAACATCATTTTATCAAAAGGAAAATTCATCATTGTAATGTATGTAATCTAACTTCTACTCTCCAAGCCGCCATCTCTCCATTCATAGCCATCTGTGTTAAAGCATCTTCCATCATAAAAGCGGTACTCTCTCTTCCAACATCTAAAAAGACGTGTTTATTATATTTTTTTGCTTTACCTACAGCTTCCAAAACATAAGCAGTCCATTCCATAGCTTTAGAAGTTTTAAAAAGTGGATTAAAACTCATCAGATATATCTCCTTTAACTTCACTTAAACAACCCGTACTTAAATCATAATAAAGATTACAAGCGTGTCCTGTCTCACCTGAAAATCTATTCTTTAAAATATTTACTTGAGCAAGATTATTTTTGGCTTGTAAATTTCTATTCATTGAAATAATTATATCGGATAGTTGAGCAATACTTTGACTACCTCGTAACGCATTTAAACCAACACTCTTACCATCTTCAAAACCTTTGTCTCCTTCTGAACGTCTAAGATGTGAGACTAATATTAAACCAATACCAGTTTCTTCTACTAGCGTTCTTAATTTTTGAACAGTATAATCAATTAATTTTCTTTCGTCACTTGTATGTGCATCACCTAATGCTGACAATGCCATATGTAAATGGTCAAGAATTACAAAATCTACATTACACGCTTTTGCTAAGTATCTTATTTTAGATAATAAATTATCAGCAAGAGTGCTACCAAAATGATTGTAGAGATAAAATTTCCCGTTACCAATCGTTGTCTTAAAAACATTTTTAAGTTCGCCTTCATTTGTTCCTTCTCTAGTTAGATGTAAAGGTTTTTTAAGAGCTACACCCATAATGCCCAATGCACTACGCTTAATGCTCTCTTCTAAAGCTATATAACCTACACTAAATTCTTTATTTAATAGATGTAATGCAACGTGTCTACAAAATGAACTCTTACCTATACCTGTACCTGCGGTAATCGTAACAAGTTCACCTTTTCTTAACCCGTGTGTTTTTGTATTTAAACATTCAAATGGGTAATCAACACTTACATAAGTATCTTCTTTTTTAATTTCATTCCATAAATCTGCACCTAAAACTATTCCATCAGGTCTGTATGCTTTACTAGACCAAATGCAATCTACTAATTCTCTAGTCTTATTAGCTAATAACATTTCATTAGCGTCCTTTAAAGGTAGACTACATATCTTAGCTTTATTAGGTGAGAATAATTTTGCACATTCTATAGCTCCTTGTTTACCTTGTTCATCTTGGTCAAACATTAGGACTACTGAATCAAATCCTTCTAAAAATTCTAACTCTCTTTGAATATCTTTTTTAGCTCCTTGTGCTCCACTCTTAACACTTACTACTGGAAATTTATTTGAATTAATTTTACTAACGCTAAGGCAATCTATTTCTCCCTCAGTTACGATAATCATTTTGCCTTTATCTCTCCAAAGATGCTGACCAAATAAACCTGATTGTCTTGCGTCCCCTAGCCATTGAAAGGTCTTATCAGGGTTTCTTAATTTTTGTGCTACTAATTTTTTATCTTTATCATAATAATTTGCTATCTGAACTGGTCTTCCAAACCACGCACCAGTTTGATAATTAAATTTTCTTACTGTGTCTAAATCTATTTTTCTTTTTGTTAAAGGAGTAAGTTCTCCACTTATAAATTCTTTACTTGTTTTTTCTTTTACTGGTTGTTCCAAATCATTTCCTCTTGTTGTAGTGTTACACGAGAAACAATAAGAGTGTCCATCATCATAAACTGAATTAGCGTCTGACGAACCACAATTATTGCAGGGCGTGTGATATAAAAAGTTACTTTCCTGTTTTTCCATAAAAATTTTCCTGTTAAATATTTCCCCCTTGAGAGCTTTAGCCTCACAATTCCAATCATTTAAGATTTTCCGTTGAGTATTATATACTCTCTCAAGGGGTACAAACAAACTACCTCAGCAATTCACTTACGTTAAAATGCGGAGATAAGGAGTCAGCCATATCTCTATGACCAACTATTGTAACCTCTTTATAATCTTTTTTTAAATCACGGATTAACTCTATAAGAGCTCCATATTGTTTAAAAGTAAAATTACAATCGGGCTTACCATCTATTGTCTGTCCACCGATTAGACAGATACCAATAGAATTTTTATTTGACAATTTAACAGAGCTATCAACGTGAGCACCTGCGATTTGTATTTCTCTTCCATCTTGCACTTCACCTTTTCTAGTAATGACTTTGTGAAATGCACAAGAGAACAAACCTTCTTTTCTGTGCTGTATGTCAATATCCTTTACGTCAAAATTCTGTGTTGGATTAGTTTCAGAAGAGTGTATGACAATATATTTAGTTTCTTTTCTTATATTACTCATAACCATTCTTTAGGAACGTGTTTATCGGCATATTCATATCCATATCTTTCGCACCACATTCCATAAGTTGTTTTTGATTTCTTACTTATCCTAGCTCTTGAATTAGAAAATATAAATCTAATATCTAAATTAGGGTGTTGTTCCCTAATCAATTTCATTTTCTGTCTATCTTGAGTGGTAAATAATCCTTTTGTTTCTATAAAAATTTTTTTCTTTGTTAAATGAAAATCAGGCGTATAGGTATGAACTTTTTGAGGCTTAGTATATTTCAACTTAGTCTTTTCAAATTCATACGCTACACGATTTTCTTTTAGTTCTTTCGCTATAGACTCTTCTAAGCCTGAACGAAATCCGTATCTTAATCCGACTTGCTTAGAAGTCAGACGTAGCTTCCTGCGATACATTTTCTACTACTGCTACTGCTTCAGGTTGTTCATAGCCGTCTTTAACTTTATCAAAGCCATAACCTTTAGCATTACTAGAGCCACCTTCAACTAACTTAGTTATTTGAACTGCTCTTAGTCTCATTGATACACCTGCTCCTGCCATAGCTGTGTAATAAGGTATCAATTCTGCTGATACTTTCATTTCACTACCTGACCAAACATTTGCGTCAATCATAGGTTTCCCCGTGCTATCAAACAAAGCAACTCTATTAGGTATTACTTTACCATCTTTAGTTATAATTTTTGCCTTAGTCTTAAATTTAAAGATAACATTTCCTGATGGCTTACCATCAATTAATTCATCTTCAAAAGGACTAGGAGCTTGTTTAATAGATTTTCCTTTAGCCTTCTCTTTAGCAAGAGTAAGACTTTTTTTAATCTCAGCATTAATTTGAGTTACTAATGGTTGAGCATCTTTCGCTTTTAAAATAAGGTTGGTCTTATAATGACCAGTCTCATCAAAACGAGTATCAGGTGTTGTCAGCCACGCATATTGCGAAACTCCAACTGGTGATACAACCTTGACATAACTATTCTTTGCCATTTCTTTTTGTCTCCTTTTTATATGTTCTAAGTAGGGGTACTTTAATGCTTTTACGCAAAAAAGAACTTACTTTCCCTCAGTTTATTAATATCTAAATCGCCTTTTGAGGGTACTTCAGGCAATTTATCTTTTAGTTTATCAGGTAGTTGTCTTATGACATCTTCCCTAAACTCATTTAGTATGTCGTGCTTAGAAAACATATCAATAAAGGCTTCTCTTATACTTTTATTTAACATTTCTACATCACCCGCAGTAGTACCAAAACTATCGTGCACATTACAAAAGTTTTTAATTCCATTTTTATATGCAATATTAACAGTCTTCATCATTCCCGCAGAATCAACCGAGTGCACCACGTTAGGAGCTACTCCGTTGGACATACGCAATTTATCTGTCTTATCAGTCTCAGCATTGATACGGGGTTTTATAACTTGTCCCATAAGCATAGCTTTAACTCTTTTAGACTTCATTTCAGGATAGGATTGATAAACTGGAAATCCTACTGGTGTAACCCAGTGAATAGGTAATTGTTCTCTTGAAACAATCTTAGCAATTTCCTGAAGAAATTTCATACCTACTCTTGCTGATTTTAAATTATCCCCTATGCTATCCCAAATGACACTAGCCAAATAAGAAGCGGGTCTAAATAAATCATCAACAAATGGGTGATGTTCACCTTTATCTTGTCTTTTCGTTAAGTCTTCTATAACAAAGTCCGTACAAGAATATCTTGTTGAACCATAACAAATTGTCATAATACTTCTTTTAGTAGTAGAACGCTTAATTCCATAATCTAACCACTTCTGAGCATAAGGTTTTTGACCACGAGGAAACTCAACTCTATCTATTCTCGCATCTTCTTTTAACTTTACCTTAACAGCATCAGCAACTAATTGATAAATGTCTTGAGGTGTATCTGTCGGTAGTAAATTAACTAACTTACCCGCAACACTATCTCTTAACATTAAAGAATATAATTGAAGACCATTACAGCTCCCATCAACATTAACAGGTAGATAAGAAATAAACTTCTCTCCTATGTATCTACTTTGATAACGTCTCCACTCTTCACAAAAAGCTAAAAACTGAAAACCATTAGAAGCGTCTTCCCATTCTCTATTTCTAAAAGGGTCTTGAGCACATCTAACTATCCAATCTTCATTATCATTAACCCACTTAACTCTATCATCTAAGGAGATTTTATCTTCTCCATACATATTAGCTCCGTGTACGGCTAACCAAAACTCTCCTCTATTCTCAGGAGTAATTTCTTTTCCATTAGAAAATAAAAGCATAGCCTTAGCTCCACCAATACTTTGATAGTTTAAAAATGCAGGGACACAATAAGCTCTTCCTCTAAAATCAAATTGTAAAGGATAGAACAATGTCGCATAGTCTTTAAACTTTTGAGCTAACCAAATTATTTTAGCATACAATAATCTTTTAGAAAACATACGAGCATTTTCAGTATGAGCTATAACAGCTTTTTTCTTCCACTCTTTTCTTGATTCTCTATTAGTCTCAATATCGTGTGGCTTATTAGGTATATCTAAGTTCCTATTAGGTGGCATACCACCAATAGCGTCTCCATTATCCCAAGCTGTTTGCATAACCTTTAAGATAAATCTATTAATTTTAAAAGGTGTACTTTGCATAGTATTGATAGCACTATAAACTTCAGGCATATCAAAGTTCTCAAGCTCTTTTTTAAAATGTTTATTCTTTTGTTTTACTAAATCTAACTCAGGTAATTCCTTAGTCCAATATCCACCACCTACAACACTCGTCCACATCTTAGGTTGTAAAACTGTTGGTAAGTATTCAGGGTTTAATAGCTCATTAAAGCTATTTCTATTTTTAATCCATTCTCTAGTCTTATGTGTTTGTTTGATAATCTTAGCTTTTTTATGATTGATAGTTTCCATACCAATTTCAATTAAGCCCGTTGAGACAATTAACATCTCAATTAGTTTTAATCCAACGTGTAGTTTTTCAGGTGTAGTCCACTCTTCCCATTTAACAACACCACGTTTAGCACTCTCTCTTAGCTTACGTCTTTTATAGACATAATTCCAAGACCTTTTATCTAAATCTTTTTTAACAGCGTCATAAAGTTCAGGGTTTAAAAACTTAAAGTTCTTTAAAGCTATTTCAGTCTCTACTTTTCCGCCTAGTGATATACACGTTGCAGTTAGAGGTTTGTATTGAGTAATTGTATTAATGATATGTTTGCCAGTAATTAAGGCTAATATTTCAGGTGAAACTTCGCACATTTTAACGAAAGCAATAGGTGGCTTTCCTATAGTCTTCTTAGATGTCTCTAGTATAAACTCAGCTATGGCATTGGCTAAAGGTCTGATTGTGTTGGCTACCATAACTTTTCCGTAGCTCGTAACAGATTCTTCCTCACGTTCCACGTGTGAGGTTCGTCTTTTGTTTGTTCTATGTTTCCCTAGCTCAGCCATTTCTTTTTCGTGCTTTAATTGGTCTGAGTATTTAGGCATTATAGTTAGTAAGGTGTCATTACTATCCATATATTATAAACTCCTATAAGTTATTGTGTTTATGATTTGGCTTCTACATACGGGCACTTTAGTCGCCGTCTAGTCTTTTTTCAAGGTTTTTGCCGTCTAGTCGCCGTTTAGTCTTTTATTGGTGTATAAAAAAATAAGGTCGGGAGTACCCCGCTAGGTGTACCCCCTATCTCATAGAATTGAGCTCTAAACTATGAGAATTTTAGAAATACTGGCGAGAGTAATCCCGCCAATATTATAACTCTTAATTCAATAGGTGAAGACCAAAAAATTTCAAATATTTCAATCATCTGCCTATCTTCTTTTTTCTGCCTATTGGAAGTTTAACAAGTCGCATAATCTTATGTTTTTTCTTGTTAATATAGTTAATCATAACTTCCTTTAAGTCAGGATATTTGTTTTGAAAGCTCTTAACAGCTTTTTTAAAGCTCATACTGTCAATAGTTTCAGTCCTATCAGGTAGTATAAATTTAAACGCTTTCATTTATTCCTCTCAGTCTCTTTTTCAGTTAAATAGTCATCAACATAAGAAGCTGTTGTATCGTCACAATCATTTAAGTTCTCAACTTTTCCGTCTGACCATTTAACATCAATAGACCAACCTACAATTTTTAATTTATTGTAGGCTTTTTCAGTTTGA